CAATATTCTAATTGTACTGAATCTATTAGAAGACGTATGATTATTAATTTGGATGTTCGTATTAAACCAGAGTTTTGTTTACCGGGTGAAACGCGCATGGATAGTAATGAAGTTATTCGTAAATTCGGAACGGATCCTATGCCTGATATTTGGGAAATTATTATTTCTGAATGTTCATCTCAATCTAATACAGGTATGATAGAATTGGATTCCAATTTTAAACCTTCATTGGGTGAAGGCTATAAATTTAACATATTCGAAACAATGGAATATTGTTATATGAAAGCTGATGTACATATGAAAAATCAAGGTGTATTACAAGATATTCAAAGTACTCTTGTTGAAAAGATGCAATTGTGTCAAACATGCAAACGAGTTGGAAAGATGTGTAAATGTGCACCGATTACTGAAGTTTCTCAATGTGAACCACAAGGTATTTTGACTTCTAATCCATCTGATACTTCATTAGATTTGCAATATAGTTTAAATGCATTTGCTAGTCCTGATGATAATGAAACTTCTATATATCCAGATTATTTTAGAAATCAGGCAGAATTTGAGCCAGCACCATCAGAATGGTTTATTAAACCTCAAACTGAAGTTCCAATTGTAAGAGAGCCAGATCTTGATGCCAACATTGATATACAAGTTCCTCGAGTTTCTTTTTGGAATTTATTTAACGGAATGGATAGTAAAGCAGTATACAGAACTGTTAATGCTCCGTTTCGAGAACTTGTTGCATGGATGGAATTTATGCCAACTTTGATGTTAGATTTTGGTGATATTCTTATTGCTCGGTTTTTTACTCACAAAAAACTTCGTAGGTTTTACTGGTATTTGTGGTCACCTGTATTTGCTGATCATATTCGTAATGTTATTCTTTTTAGTGGTATAGCTGATATTATTATATCTCCTATTTTCTATTTGTTATTGCCTTATCGTTCTTTCTTGTGCATTTGTGCAGCATTTCAAGTATTTTTAGCTTGTACTGCACTTGTGCTTATTGTTAAATGGTATAGAGACAGGATGCAAATATTAGATCAAGTTGGAGGAGTAGTCCAACGTACTTATGGAGAAATAAAGCGTATTAATTGGCGTGAAGTCGCTAAATGGGCTTCTGTTGCTATAGTAAGTTATAAAGTTTTGAAAATGATTTTGAATGCTGTTAAAGCACGCAATTCTTTAGAAAATTTATTTCAACGTCAATCTGCATTAGATCCTGAAAATGTTGAAGAGGTACAAGATCGTGACGCTAAAGTTAGCGATTGGGCCAAACCAGCATGGGAAGAATTACATGTAAATCATAAAGCACGTACTACAACAGTTGAACAACTTAAAAATAAGATTCGGAAAAATTTGTATCATGTTACATTTGTTGCTGAAGATGGAAGTACCAATAAATGTGATGGACTTGTGATTGAAGGAAATAATATGCTTTTGCCACTACATGTCTTTGGCTCTAAAACAAAACTCAAAGTTTTATGTAGGCTCAAAGAAGGTGATGGATTGAATTCCGTTTTTAAAGGACATATAGCATTGAATATGGCTTCTGTCGTTAAAGGACTTGATTTAGTACTTGTTAGTGCTACATTTCTTAATCCACATGCTAGTTTAATTGACCATTTTCCCGAGAAAATTACTCATACCAGCGGTGTGGGTGCTTTCTTGTACCGTGATATAGACGGTACTTTACGTGATGATCTTGTGTCATATAAAACTTCAATGAAGCATTCTGGAGGAACTGGATACATATATGCGCTACCCTATAAGACTTTCAATGGTCTATGTATGGGTGTTTTGCTTGGAGAATATAATGTTCCTTGCATTGCTGGTGTACATTTGTTAGGTTCTCCCAATACAGAAATTGGAATAGCACTTAATATTACGCAATCTATGATATCCGATTTAAATAATGGAATGAAGGATAAACCAGTTTTGAATGCAATGTCTAATGGTGACTTTCCAAGGGAGATGTATGGTATAGAGATAGTAAATCAATCATCTCCTATTCATCCCAATTCACCTTTGAATTATTTACCTAAATATTCAAAAATTACGGCTCTTGGAAACTGTCCAGGACGTTCATCGCATACCAAATCAACTGTACATAAAACTATTATTTCTGATACTGTTGAAGAAGTGTGTGGTGTTCCTTGTACTTGGGGGGCTCCAAAATTTAATGCTAAACGTCAATGGCAAGCATCAATGCAATATTCAGCTAATACCTCTTGTGGTTTAGATCCTGAATTGCTTGAATGGGCTATGAATGATTATGAAGAGGATTTAGTTAAAGCCTTTTCTAATCCAAAGCATGTAAATTGGATTAAAGCCGAATTTAAACCATTGGATGATATGGAGATAATGGCAGGCCGTGATGGTGCTCGATTTCTTGATGCTGTACCTAAGAATACTTCTAAAGGATTTCCTTTAAGTGGTCCTAAAGAAGAATGGATTGTACGATTAGATCCTGATAGTTATGAGAAATTTAACTGTCCAGTTTCTATTGCACCTGAAGTTATAGAGGCAGCTGAAGGCATGTGTGCCAAATTTCGACGTGGCGAACGAGCTTATACTATTTTTAAAGCGTGTGTCAAAGATGAACCGACACCGCTTTCAAAGGATAAAGTACGAGTTTTTCAAGCTTCGCAATGGGCTTTTCAATTGTTAGTAAGAAAATATTTCTTACCATTAGCCAGATTAATGTCGTTATTTCCACTGCAATCTGAATGTGCTGTTGGTATAAATGCGCATGGACCCGAATGGGACGAGTATGCGAAATTTATGAAACAGCATGGTGATGATAGAATTTTAGCAGGGGATTATAGTAAATTTGATTTGCGTATGCCCGCTCAAATGTTAATGGCTACCTATAAAGTATTTTGTAATGTTTGTGAGAAGTGTGGAACATATTCTGCGGATGATTTGTTAATTATGCGTGGAATTGCTACCGAAATTAGTTATTCAGTAGTTGCTTATAACGGTGATTTAATCATTCATAATGGCTCCCACCCTTCTGGTAACAATATGACTGTTTATGGTAATTGTGTAGATAATATTTTGAATTTCCGTTGTGGCTATGCTTACAATGCTCTGAAGAACGGGTATACTTTGAAAACATTACCCAAATTTAAAACAGTGTGCGCTTTAGGCACATATGGTGATGATGCTAAGGGTTCTGTTAAGAAAGGATTTGATTGGTTTAATCATATTTCTTTTGCAAAGTATATGGAGGAGAATGATATTATTTTTACTATGCCAGACAAAGAATCTGTTCCCACGAAATACATGAATGATTTAGAATCTGACTTTCTCAAACGTAAGAATGTTTATAATGAGGAAACAGGTTTAATTCATGGAGCTCTAGATGAGGATTCAATTTTTAAAAGTTTACATACTGTTTTGAAATCTACTATAGGTCCCAAACAGCATGCTGCTGGAAATATTGAAACAGCATTAAGAGAATGGTTTCATCATGGGAGAGAATTATTTACGCTTCGTCATAAACAAATGATCCAGATTGCCGAACGTCATCAGTTGCAGAATTTAAGTAAAGATGTTAATGAAGATGTTGGTGTTGTAATGAATTCATTGTATGATGATTATGATGTGCGTTTGGCTCAGTTTAAACGCAAACATTTTGAATCTTAAATGATTCACATTGTCTTGGGCAGACGTTAAACACATCCATTCCGGACCTATTCGGGATTGTATAACTAGAGTTGAAAATAGGAATGTATATATGGATTACTGCATGATATTATATTTTATATGTTTACATAATACATGAACA